CATTCAGCAATGGGTGGAACAGCAAACACACCAACACCTGCAAATAATGCAGTTCAATATATTACGACCAATCAAGGTCAAGATAACATCACCGAAAGTCAATATGCCAACTTTGATGATGTTTTATTTAGTGCTTCAGGCTTTGTCTTTAGCATTAATTCAAATGGCAATTTAATATCAACAATATAAGGAAACAAATATGGCAACAATAAATCTGGGTGCTATCAAATTTAACTGGAAGGGTGCTTACAATAGTAGCACAACCTACGCTGTTGATGATGTAGTTTCATCAGGTGGAAATAGTTATGTTTGTATTCAAGCCCATTCAAATCAAGCAGTAGGCAACGCAACAGCTTACTGGAATATAATGAGTTCAGCAGGTACTAATGGTACTAATGGAACTGACTTAACAACAACTTTAACTACACAAGGCGATTTAGTTTATCGTGATGGCTCTGGGCTACAAAGACTGGCTAAAGGTTCAGCAAATCAACTATTAAGAATTAATAGTGGTGCAACTGCTCCAGAATGGGCAACAGTAGCAGGTGGAGCATTTGGTCAAATAGCGTATGCTGAAGATAGCACAACTTATAGTAATACAAGTCAGAGTAACTATGTCAGAGCAACCAATACAAAAATTGACATTACACCATCTGCAAGTGGAAAAGAAATATTAGTAATGTTTAATTTAGCTTTACACTTTACATATACAGACCAAGGTTTTGAACACAGAATAATTAGAATTGTTGGTGGGTCAGAAACAATTTTAAGAACTTCAGGTAATATATGGGAATACAACCACCTTTCAGGTAATGGTAATTGGAATAGATATAGTCAATCAACGCTATTTATTAAAGATGCACCAAATACTACATCACAAGTCACTTATACTATTGAATTTAAAAATCCACATAATACTCAAACACTAGATTTAAACGAAGCTACTGGTGAATTAAGTCAAATAATGGCTTTAGAAATTAATTAAGGAGAACAAATAATGGCAAAAGGATATATAGACGCAATCAAGGCAATTAAACCAGATGCACAAGTAGGTATGCAAGGAACTGAATATGATGGTATTATTTGGTTTGATGAAACACCTATTGATAAAGCTACTTTAGATGCAAAACTTGCTGAACTTCCTACTAAAGAAGAAGAAATGGAAGCACAAGAAACTTTAAAAGCTAGTGCTAAAGCAAAGTTAATTGCAGGAGAAGCATTAACTGAAGATGAAGCTAACACGATAGTTTTATAATAAGGAGAAACTTAAATGACAAAAAACAGAGACTTAGCTGACATAGTTGGCGATATAGCTAACAATGCAGAGAAAGCCGTTGTAGTAAATGCGGCAGGTACGGAACTAACTTTTGGTGACGCAGGGTCTTCTGATTTTTATGGATTTAAGAAAACGAATGGCTCTGGTTCTCAAGGTGAGGACTTAGTCGTTCATTACACAAACGGTGCTGATAATTTATCATTAGCAAATACTGACGGAACACAGTCAGATGTTTTCGATGAAACGTTAGTAGCAAAAAGAGGACTTTCATTTACAGTTGACGGTAACGGCAACTTGAATGTGACAGTCTAACAACAACAATAACAAAAAAGGAAAATAAATAATGGCAACAGTAAACTTGGGTAGAATTAAGCCAGTATTCAGAGGTGCTTACGCAGGTGGCACAGCTTATGTAGTTGACGATATTGTCACTTCAGGAAATGAAACTTTCATTTGTATACAGGCTTCAACAGGCAACGCTACTACCAGTGCTACCCACTGGACAAAATTAGCGGCTAAAGGAACAGATGGTACAAACGGAACAGATGTTGGAACAGTAATTACAACGCAAGGAGATATGCTTTACAGAGATGGAAGTGGATTACAAAGACTTGCAAAAGGAACTGCATCACAAGTATTGGCTATGAACGCAGGAGCAACTGCACCTGAATGGGTAGCACAATCTGGTGGAAGAACTTTACAAATGAAAGCTCTCTATTTTGATGACCAAATTAATTATTCATCAAATTCTTGGGGAGACCACTCACACCCTTTAGGAGATGGTACTATACAAATAACACCAAAAGCTACTGGAAATTTAATTAGATTAGAAATGAATACAAACAATACTGGTGGAGATACTTGGCAATCTACTATGTATAGGTATAAAGTTTCAACAGATGGTGGTTCTAGTTGGAGTTATGTAACTTCATCATCTGATGGTGTAGCAGGTGGACATGAAATTTACAATGAGGGTCATACTGTTACGACTGCAACTCACAACACTTTTTGGCATATTACAGCAAACACTAATGCTCATAGATTTAAAGTACAAGCTTATGGTCGTAGTGGTGGTGGTGGAGATAAAATCAACTACGATGCTCAAGGTGGAAACACAGAAAGAAGTAGGCTTGTTATAACAGAAATAGATATGACTGGAAGTGATTTTACTTCTGGTGCTTTATAGGAGAAATAAATGATAAAACATAAACTTAAAAAAAGATATTCAGCAAAATTACAAGACCAATTTAAAATTGAGGTTTGTGATGCTGATGCTAATAATATTTATAGATTTTCAAGACCTAGTGAAGAAAGAGATGATGAAAATTGTCTTTATGTAGAAATTGAGGGTCAATTAAATAATACTGGAAATCACGATGAACCAACTAATCCTATGACTAAAGAAGAAATAGAAACTTGGTTTGACACTAAAGAAGCAGAATAATTAAATGGCTAGGAAGAAAGTTCTAACACCTAAAGAGTTTAGCGAAGTCGCTACTGGGGTTAGACTTTCAAGCCATGAGAAACTTTGTGCTGAACGAATGAATAACATTCTAAAAAGTATAGAAGAAATGAAAAAAGAAATTAAGTCTTTAAGAACAGATGTTTCTATGGGTAAAGGTGGACTTAAAGTTATCTTAGCTATTGGGACACTTATAGTTGGAATTATAGGTTATTTTAACTGGAAATAAACATATGGAGTGTGAGTATGGCAAGATGGTTTGCGTTCGCGTTCACAATGTTAGGTACATGGATTTTAACTAACACAAACACTGAGTATTTTTCATTAGGTTGGGGAATATCAGCAATATCAACATTAGCATGGGCATATTTTGCCTACAAAGATAAAGACATTCCTCGAGGATTAATGGAACTATGTTTTGTTATCTTATGCATTAGAGGAGTTATCAATTTTTATTAAATGGCTAAAAAAAAGAATAGTTTACTTTCAAAAGAAGAACATGAAAGTAGATCTAGATTTAAAAAAACAAGTATTTCGACTAATCCATCTAGGATTAAATGGTCATCGATGAACAAATCAAAAAGAAGACAACACAAAAAATGAAAATATCAGAAAACACCTCAGTAAGTATGCCAGTTAAAAATATGATTGGTATAGTCATAGCAGTAGCGATGGGTGTATTTGCATACACAGAAGTTACAGCAAGACTTACATCATTAGAAACTTCACGAGAATTATTTGAAAATGATTTACTTAAAAAATCTGAGCAAGTACCTACTGACCAAGAGCAACATTTTTTATTAGAAGATTTATATAAAACTGTAGAGAAATTACAGTCTACTCAAGAAATGAATATGACTAACAAAGTTAATATAGAATTTTTAAATAAACAATTAGAAAAAGCATTAAATGATATTGAACATTTAAAAGATAAAGTGAGAGCAAATGGCAACGGGACGAGTCACTAAAAAAGTTTTAGATCATATTGTAAAAATAAATAAACAAAATGAAGAATTACGTATGACAAAAGATTTAAAAAAAGAAGTTGAGACTGGAAAACATGGTACTCAAAAATACATATTAAAAAATGGAATAAACAAAGGTAAGATATTATGACAGAATTAATTGTAGCTTTGTTAATGATTGTCAATGGCGAAATTAAAGAGCATCGAATCCAGCCTAGCATGTCAGAATGTTTAAAAGGAAAGAGAATTGCTTCTCGTAATGTTTCTAATTCAGTAGAATACCAATGTATTAAATCTTTTGCTGAAATAGAAATTGATAAATTAGGTAACAAACATATAAATAAATTAATATTAGAATAAAGGAAAAAAAAATGACTTATAGTACAATAGGCGCATTATTTAATAACGACATATCAGTATTAAATTTAATAATACTTTGCGTTATTGCCGTTAAAGTTTGGAACACAAAATGCAAATGTAAAGGTGGCAATTGTGGCCAAAAGTAAATTTTGTAAAAAATGTCATCACCCATGTCATTGCGGAGAAGACAAAGATCTTCATGCCGACGAATATGGAGTGTGTACTTGTGAGGAATGTAAATGTGGTTAAATATTGCAGCTAAACTAGTACCTGGAATTATTAAAACAGGAATGTCAATTGCTTCTAATCGAAGAAGAACTAAAGAATTAGAATCAGTTGCAGAAATGAAACACGCAGAACGAATGGCTTCTGGTGAAATAGAATATCAAAAAGCAGTTATTGCAAACAATCAACAAGGATGGAAAGACGAATTCGTGTTAATTCTTGTGTCGGCTCCTGTGATGATCTTAATTTGGTCTATATTTAGTGAAGACCCAGAGATTATGTCAAAAGTCGATATGTTTTTTGATAAATTTAATAACATGCCTTTTTGGTACCAAGCACTTTTTATTGGAGTAGTCAGTGCAATTTATGGACTTAAAGGCGCAGACATAATGAAGAAAAAATAATGAAGAAAAAAGAAAAGCAAACAGTATTATGGACCATCTACCATACCGTTTTAGCAGTAGAATTAGCCATAATAATAGCAATCGAACTTTACGAACAAATACAAAGGAGCGGAATATGAGTATATGGGAAAGAGTATGGATTTGGTGGGATAAAACTCTTACTAAAAAAGGAAAAATGACTGTAGCATTTTGTGCAGCAGTAGTAATCTTAACGATTTGGAATTGGATATTTTAAATGGACGTTAAATATATTGTGGTACATTGTTCAGCAACACGACCATCACAAGACATTGGTGCAAGAACTATTAATGCTTGGCATAAAGAACGTGGATTTGATAAAATAGGTTATCACTATGTTATTAAAAGAAACGGCAATGTAGAATTAGGTCGTGATGAACAATCTCAAGGCGCACATGCTTTGGGTTATAACCACAATAGTCTTGGTATCTGTCTAGTAGGCGGATCACAAGAAGAAGATCATACAAAAGCTGAAAACAATTTCACAGACGATCAATGGAATAGTTTTGGTTACCTAATAGATCAACTAGAAGACAAATATTTGGGAGTTAAAATTATTGGACATAACGAAATAAGTAAAAAAGAATGTCCAGCATTCGACGTACAGGAGTGGAACAATGAGCGAATCAGAAAAGACAAAAAGTAAAGCCCAAGAAATAACAACATTATTAATTAATCAAGCACATCAAAAGTTATCAAGTGGAGTAGAATTATCAGCAAGTGATTTAAAGGTTTGTTTAGATATTTCTAAAGCTTATGGCATTGAAGAAAAAGAAAAACCTACAAACATAATTGAAAATTTACCATTTGATGAATTAGAAAAGGACCAAAATGAAGAAGAGAAACTATAAGCAAGAATATCTTACATACGGTTCTACAACTAAAGCAAAAAAAGATAGAGCTTCTAGAAACAAAGTTAGAAGAGCTTTAACTAGAACAGGAAGAGTATCTAAAGGTGACGGTAGAGATATTGATCATCGTGATGGTAACCCAAGAAATAATTCTCGAAGAAATTTAAGAGTTATGTCTAGAAGTAGAAACAGAGCTAAGCACTAATGGACCCAAGATTAAAAGATTTTAAAAATTTTTTGTATCTAACATGGAACCATCTTAATTTACCTGAACCCACACCTATTCAATATGATATTGCGGACTTCTTACAACATGGTCCTAAAAGATTAGTTATTGAAGCCTTTCGTGGTGTAGGTAAATCATGGATTACATCTGCTTTTGTGTGTCATCAATTATTATTAGATCCACAAAAGAATATATTAGTTGTTTCAGCATCTAAAAGTAGATCTGATGATTTCTCGACATTTACACAAAGACTTATAAGTGAAATGGACATATTAGAACATTTACAACCGAGAAATGATCAAAGACACTCTAAAATTAGTTTCGATGTAGGACCTGCAAGAGCATCTCATGCTCCTTCAGTTAAATCATTAGGTGTTACATCACAATTAACAGGATCACGTGCTGATCTTATTGTAGCTGATGACGTAGAATCAGCAAATAATAGTCAAACACAATTAATGAGAGACAGATTAAGTGAAACTGTAAAAGAATTTGATGCAATTATAAAACCAGAAGTAGGTAGAATTGTATTTCTAGGAACACCACAAACAGAATTTAGTTTATATAATAACTTAGAAGAACGTGGCTTTAAAACACGTATATGGCCAGCTAGACTTCCTAATGATCAGCAAAGAACTAGTTACGGAAACAAGTTATCTCCTAAGTTAATAAAGACAAAAGGTAAACCAGGCGATCCAGTAGACGCAAAACGTTTTGATGAGACAGATTTATTAGAACGTGAAGCATCTTATGGTCGTTCAGGCTTTGCATTACAGTTTATGTTGGACACAACTCTATCTGATATGGATAGATACCCACTTAAACTAAATGATCTTATAGTTTTGTCCGGTTCTAGTAGTTGGAAAGAAGCTCCAGTGAAAGTATTATGGGCAAGTGGACAAGATAATATTAAAAGTTTAGATCCCGATATTCCTAACGTAGGCTTAAAAGGAGATTACTATACATCTCCAATGCATGTGAGTGATGAATATAAGGAATTCGAAGGATCTGTGCTTGCCATCGACCCAAGTGGACGCGGTGCTGACAAAACGGCATATACAGTAGTTAAAATGCTACACGGATGCTTATATATTACAGACTTCGGCGCCCTCGATGGCGGGTATGATGAGGTTACACTCAAAAGAATTGTATCTGCAGCTAAAAAACAAAATGTAAATCAAATAGTTGTAGAGAGTAACTTTGGAGATGGTATGTTTCTTCAGATATTGCAACCAGTATTACAAAAGTATTATCCTTGTAGTGTAGAAGAAGTAAGACATAATGTTCAAAAAGAAAAAAGAATTATAGATACATTGGAACCAGTCATGAATCAACACAGACTTATTGTTGATGACAAACTAATACGTAATGATTTTAATAACCACGAACAAGATCATAGATTATTCTTTCAGATGTCTAGATTGACACGTGACAAAGGGTCATTGAGACATGATGACTTATTAGATTGTTTAAGTATGGCTGTAAACTATTGGACAACAGTAATGGATGTAGATCAAGATCAAGCTGGAGTCGAACATAGAGAATCAATGTTACAAAAAGATTTAGACAGATTCATGGAGAATGCCACAGGTAGACCTCAACGTCGCGCAAATTGGATAGGTTAGGCCTCACCAGAGCGCGTGTGGTAGCCTTTTATCTAGTCATGAGTATGTTTATATACTAGGAAATTGGTACACGTATCGGTATGGCCCTTGTGTATGTCATGGATAGTAACAACGAGATAGATTAATTGGAGCCTCTATTAGAGAAGAGCTCTTATGGTCTCTCTCCCAATAGGAGTTCTTCGCAACATTATGAAATATCCAAAAGTCACTAAGCAGATCTTGAAGGCTGATTATGTACAAATAACATGGTCAGACATCAACAGCGACTCTTCTTGGAAGACACTCAAGGACGCAATGAACAGTAAGGTAACAATATGTATCAGTACTGGTTGGTTGATTAGACAGGACAAAGACGTACATGTCATTGTGGCTGATGTTAACTTTAATGACGATGGGACACTTGGAGACGTTGGGAACATAACAACAATGCCTAGTTCTAATGTACTTAAGGTTACAAAGGTTCCTAATGTTTAGTCCAATGTTTGGGTAGAAAAATCTAAGAGGCCTTATGATATATATCGCCGCGAGGGTCCCCCTCCGCGATTTATGGGCACTGTGTCACTGATTATGTCACGCGTCGGTCCACAAATCAAACAAATCAATAACAATCAACAGATGATTTATCTCTTTTGTT